AGGCGGGCTCCTCTCCATTGAGAGTGAGTTGCCTTTACTTACACTAGATCGGAATAGTAACCCCCTAGTGGTTCTTTGGCTAGTCCGAATAACCTCTCCTCCCTGCCTTGAGGGAAAGAAAGGAGTCGATCTGTTCAAATGTAAGTCTAGGTAATGGACGTTGTTCCCGTCCACTTTAGGGGTGATCATAATAGAATATACCCAGGACATTGTCGTCACAAGTGACCCACACCATGGTATAAACATAGTTTATAGAGGGGCGCGCACAGCCAGGATGCGCAAGGTCCCCCCAGTATTTTGTCATTCTAATGATACCGCCACCCCCTAGAAAGGTGGTTGACATAGAGAAACCATCTCGCCCTAAAGAGTCGGGCGAGGTGTCATAGGCCAGGATTGGGCAACATCAAGGTGTTACCTTTCCCTTGCCTTTGTCTTTTTGTTTTTCGTATATTTCTTGTCGTGTCTTAAGCCGTTTGTTGAGCTTGACAACCTCTTGCCTAAGAACTTGTAATTCCAACTCCATTTTGTCTCGGAGTTGTTCATAAATTTCGCCTTCATCGGTGAGACGTGCTTTGAGTACTCTTGTTCGTGTGTTTGGGCTCTCATATTCCCACCTCCCTGCCTTTGGCCAGATGAGGTTAGATTTGATGATGTAACCATTTTGACAGGTTTCGAACATCAAATCTGCATTAGGGTTGATGTATTGCCATATCACATCCCAGGAGACAAACATACTTGGCATGAGGGTACCAGTGAATACCTTCTCGAGCCAATTGTAGTCTTCTGTGAGAGGTTTACCTTCCACAGCATGTTTTATGTAGAAAGCTTGGAGTTCAAATGGTTGCACCCCACACATTGCCATACAGAAGACGAAGTTCAGAGAGTGTGCTACTCTGTCTTCGACGTCGATATTGGTTTTAAAATACGGCCATTCGGGTAAATTGGCTTGAGGTATTTTATGTAATGTGGGAACACCGAAAAACTCCCCGATGATAGATGGAGAGATACCATTTTCTGGGTCATCCCTCAATTCCTCCGCTAAGGTGAATAACGTGCCGGAGGGATATTGTATCGCTGGTTCACCTGTTCCAGCTTTCGGGTGGGAAATTACAATTCCATTAAATGAACTGCTATTTCTCCCGACCCTGCCCCACCTTTGTTCACGTAGGAAATTAGGGGTTGCTGTATTTCCTACGAATGTCCCTCGATGTACCTTTAAATATTCTCCAGAATCTATGAGCATATTTGCCGGTGGGGAAAAATCATATCCTGCATCGATTATGCTTGAACAAATTGCAACGCAGCCGCCTGTTCTCGCACAATGTGCAGCCCACTCAGTAGCGAATGTGGACCTTGTCCGACTACTCACCTCTATGACTGGGACGCCGGGGTGTAGATTGATAACTCCAGCCAGAACTGTTTCAATTTCCTTGATGGTGGAAACGACAATCAATGCGCGACGCGCTTTTTCTTTGTCAATTTCCATTCCGTAATTGTATAATTGGCTAACAGTTCCGTTAACCTTATAAGCTGTAGTTTCATTCTTTCGCCGGTGAGGAGCGATATGATTAAACCCTTTACCAAGTCCAGGTACAGGTCGAGGGGTTGCGCTTAGGAATACAATCTTCGAGCCACGCTGTCGAAGAAGGGCTTGTGCGAGTATCATTTCACCACTTGTCTCGTGAAATTCATCAAAACAGTAAAGATCCTCGGCTCGACAATCACCTCCGTCTATTCTTTGGACCAAATGTCCATAAGTACAAACCATTAAGTAATTGTCTCTCCGGTTGATCTTGCTGCCTTTTATTAGTTTTTGCACCTTCCCGATTGCTCGGGAATCTCCTGGTATGTAGTCATCACGCAATATTTTGCGGGGTACCACTAACCAGGTTGTTCGGAGTCCTTTTCCTCCGTCTAAAGGTGCATCTAACCGATGCTCAAGTGCCATAGCCGGGACCATCATTGCGGTCTTTCCCGTGCCAGTGGCAGCACTCACAAATGCATATCGTTGTTGTGGATTGTCTTGTTCCAGATGCTCGGCAACGATAACGGCATCTTGAACCCATGGATTTATCCGTTCTCCCGATGGGATGGCTTTTATCTCTTGACCCCAGATGAAAATCTCGGCAAAGATTTCTGGCAATCTGGCCAAAAATGTGAGCATAAGGTCAAACCTTAGGATCTCACACACCCAGTCGGGGATGAACTCTTCCGTAAATACACATGCCCTTTTTATGTGTATGTACGGGTCACGGGGAACAATGGCACTGATGATCTCTGAACTACGTCCAGTGCCGTGGAAGTAGATATTGTTAAGAAGGCCGTATAGTTTGCTCATGTCGACCAACATGAACATAACTAATCCATAAACAGAACCTAGTAAATACAGTCCAAGGATGCTTCGTTCGACAAACCAAGCAAACCAGTACAGTACTGTAATTAGGAACACATGGTTCTGTAATATGTATTCACGGCCCTCGTAATCATTGATTCTTTTCCGGAATTGCTCGTCATTGTGGTAACGAGCGTAGAAAGACTGAGAATCAGAACAGCCTCCATATGGGCCTTTAGCGAGACTAGCTTCTAGTTCTGCTATTGATGTGGAACCCAAATGCCACATCCATGCCTCATTGTGCATCCTTCTGGTAATGAATAATTCATCAGGTAGGATGGCTGGTGGGGCAGGTTGCGCCTTCCAGATTTTGCGTGGGAGTTCTTGGGCCCAATGTCTGAGGGTGCCAGTGAAGATACGGATGGCTTCATCTGGCTTGCGAGCAGATTTAGCTAACTTGGCTTTTAGCTTTGTATAATAATCCGCTGGCTTCCTCGGTTCTTGACAGTGGACTTCTAGGACTCGTGCATATGAAGGAAAATTCATACGCGTTAACTCTAGAAGGCGGCTCTTTTGGACACTTGTTAATTCACGATATGCACCCCTCGTGAATAAACGACCGGTTGTGGGCGAAGGATTGTGTTTGACTATGATCTGGTCATCCAGAATCGTTTCACCGCATCGCAATTGTACTAGATCTGCGAGTTTCTTTCTAGTTAGCTCGTCTTGGGCCTCTTGATAGTACCCAGGAGTCGTATCCTGGAGTACCCAGCGGCGGGCATCCCGTAAGAAATCGTCACGCAGTACACGATAGGCTTGAGGAACAAAGCCTGTGATGTAACTTTGACCAACTGATTGTTGCAACCGATTTTTAAGATAATCAGACACGTTCACGCCTTGTGCATAGGCGCCAGGTGCCCGTGTCTGATAATATCTGGCACCACTACGCCGTAAGAAGAGACCATCAAGATTTTGCTTCACTAATAATCTCGGTTTGGGGTGGTCCCACCCTTTGGCGGCCCAAAGCCAGTCGATTTGGGCTTGCTCCTCTCGAGTAGGGTAATCCACTTGTTTCCCGAGGTATCCGATGTCTCGGATGTCCTCTGATTGCCCAGTTTCCAGGTACAAGCCGACAGCTTGTGCATGGCGAGAGAAGTCTTGCCAGTTTATTTTAACATTTAAACCCCAAACGTTATCATCACTTGTATTCGCGAAGAATGATATCGCGGGGTTAAAGAACGCTGAGGGCCTAGCCATCCCCCAGTCGCCTTTTTCTCGCCAGTAACGAGACCATGCTGCGCACATTAACCCCTTCATGAGCCATGTGTTGTCGCCGCTGGTATTGTTCTGGCCTGTTCCGCCTCCGCGGATTTTACGAATGACGTTGCCGTAAGGGTCACTCGTCGGTTTTTCCGTTATGGCGAATACATAACCATTACGGATAGATTCTCCTTTTGCTCGGGAAATACTTGCCAGTTGGGAACCGATGGGATGATCTATAAACCCATAGTAAGCCATTCTCGCATGTATCTCATAAGCAAAAGTGCTTAAATGAGAATCCATTTTGGTAGCATCTGCTTCAGC